CCTACGCCTGTTTTGACTGGCGTTGCCACTAATTTGATCGGCATTGTAGGAAATTCAAGTTGGGGGCCAAAGAATGCGCCTATAGTTGTAGGGGGCATACAGCAGGCAATTCAATATTTCGGTAATCCTCAACCTATACAATATGACTTAAATACGGCGGTTTACATCGCCAATTTACAAGGTGCAAGTAGCTTTGTCCTAGTCCGTGTAACAGATGGAACAGATACTGCAGCGTCTGGCAATCTAGTTGATACAACAGCGGGATATGCAATTCCTGGCGCTATCTTAACCGCGTTATATACGGGCACTACAGGCAATACATTAAATGCCGTTATTAGCAATGGTTCAAGTTATACGCCATCTGCCAAGACTTATAAATTGTCTTTATTCCTTGATGGCGGCATACCTGAAGTGTTTGACAACATTGGCGGGTCAGGAAATGTGTTCTGGCAGAATTTAGTAACCGCCGTAAACATGGGGCAATCGGCTTCGCGGGGGCCATCTCAATTAGCAGTTGCAACGCTAGCGACAGGCGCAGGTACGGCTACGTTAGTTGCAGCAGGAACTGGGTACACTGCGAATGATGTTTTAACTGTAGCTGGTGGGACTTCTACGCAAACAGCACAAATTACTGTACTTACTGTAACGGGTGGAGCAATAGCTACTTACCGCATTTCAAGAAGCGGTGCTTACACTGTATTCCCTACAAATCCTGTTTCTGTAACAGGCGGAACGGGTACGGGTGCGACATTTAATTTAACGCAAGGTGCTCAAAATGCGCCAGCACAAGCGACAGTAACTTTGTCTGGCGGCACAAATGGCGGTGCGGTTGATACAGAGGATTTAATCGGAGAAGACGGCACTACAAGAACTGGTATGTATGCTTTGAGAGGCTCAAAAGCAAATATCATTATGCTGGCAGACGCAGACGATGACACGTACTGGACGAATCAAGTAGCGTTTGGTTATTCCGAAGGGATCGCCTACATGATCGGCACGATTGCCGCAGGTTATCAAGATGATATCGCGGGTGCTGTTACGTTAAAACAGACAGCGGGCATTAATGCGTATGATTTCAAACTCATGCAAGGGGACTGGTGCCAGATCAATGACCCCTACAATAATGTGACCCGTTTTATCAGTCCACAATCGTTTATCGCTGGCATTTTAGCCGTTACAAGGGCAGATGGTAGCTCATTAAATAAGCAGATTAATGGAATTGTAGCAACGCAAAAATCGCTTGAAGGAAAGACCTATTCCGATTCGGATTTATCTCAATTATATACGGGCGGATTGGATGTTATTACGTTAGGCATTCCAGCAACTGCCAGCGCATTTGGTGCACGCTTAGGTATTAACACCAGCAGCAATAACCAGACAAATACAGATAATTACCCGAGGATGATCAATTTCTTAGGGAACACCATCCTTTACGGTATGTCTCCTTACATAGGGCAAACACAAACGCCAGATACGCGATTATCGGCTAAGAATGCCATTCAATCGTTTTTATCCACATTAGCTAGTTCAACATTAAGTGGTGGTCCAATGATCGGAGACGTTAACAATCCTGGAAGTTTATCGGCGGCATTTAAAGTTACGCTTGACGCAACGAACAACCCCCCGACACAAGTAGCCTTAGGTTTTATGCAATGCGATGTCCAGGTTGTTCTATTTTCCATCATTCAGTACTTGGTTGTGAATTTAGACGCCGCGCAAAACATTACTATTCAAGCCTTACCCCCTCAAACTAACACGTAGGAGTTAAAACATGCCAGCCAATGGTTTAAATACAGGCATAGACGTAAAGATCAGTTTTTCTGACGCAACAGGCACACAGCAATTTGCTATTTTAGAGTCGTTTGAAGCGGCTGAAAATGCAAACGCACCTGAAAAAGTAGCGATAGATGGGACTACTCGTTTCCCTAAATTCCATTTGGGGTGGAAGGGTACTTTTGTCTATCAGCGAAATTCAAACGTATTAGACGCGTATATAGCGTTGCAAGAGTCGCAGTACTACCTAGGGGTAGATCAATTGCCTGGAACGATTACGCAGACAATCACGGAGAATGACGGGACTGTTAGTCAGTACTCTTATTCAAACGTGGTGCTAATTTTAGAAGACGCAGGCACATGGTCAGGTACGGATATCGTTATGCAGAAATTTTCATTTATGGCAAGTCGTAAACAACAACTCGCGTAAGGTTAACTACATATGAAAGAAAACAAGCCATCTGAAATTGTCGTAAAGAGTTCAATAGACGGGAAAGAAATTACGGATAGTAATGGTAGAAAGATCGTTTTACGTAAGCCTAACGCTTTAGACAAGTACTACTTAGCAAAGGCAATGGGCGATGACGCAAAGAACGAAATCTGTTTACGCATGATGTTCCCGTTGATTTATGTTGCGAAAATTGATGGTTTAGTTTTCGAGACACCAAAAAACTATGGCGAATGTTTAGCAGGATTGAAACGATTAGAAGAAGAGGGAAGCGTTGCTGTATCAAATGCACTGGAAGAAGAATTCCTTAGCGAGGAGGATGAAAAAGAAAGCATAAAAAAATAGTAGAAGATACTGCAATTCGGCAGTGTCTTTTATTAGTTAAAAGGGGAATTCCTTTTGATGTTGCTTTTGAGATGTCAGAAGAAATGAGGACGGGGTTTTTTATCATTTTTGAAGAGATGGAGCATAACGTTAAGTTTAACTTTGACACGTATAGATTTCAGGAATTGAAAAAATGAAGACTCTAAATTCATTTAATGCATTCTATAAGCAGTTAGAGAAAGTTAAGCGAAATTACCCGATATACGAGAAAAAAGCGGCTTTATTTTCTGCGGAAACTTTAAAACTAGAAGCGCAGGCAAAGATAGGGCATTTACAAAAAGGGGTTGGCAGATATCCCAGTTCAGGAGGAGCGGTTGGCCAATGGGCTGAATTGGCTGAAAGCACAAAAGAAGACAAGGAAAGACAAGGATATGTTTTCAACTCTGATTATAACCCTTTGTATCGGGAGGGTGATTTAAAAAACTCGATAAAATCGAACGTTATTACAATAAGCGGTAAAACACACATTATTTTAGGCTCTGACAGTCAAATAATGTTTTGGCAAGAGTTCGGAACGGAAAGAATCCCCCCCCGATCTGTAATCGGTCTTACCATGTTTCAGTACGCGCCAAAAATAACGTATTACTTTGGCGAAATGCTTGTTAAATGGATTTCAGATCAACCGTTGAATCTTAAGAGATTAAAAAATGGAAGCGTATAAAGTCTGGTCTACATTTGATGTAAAGGGAAA